CACTCCGATTCAAGCTCGCTACCCGGAGATTGCTTTGATTATGGTAAAGGTACTCGACATGACACGTAAGGACATAGTGAGATTGGAAGTTTTTAATATACATGAAGAGGTATAAATGACTCATGGATATGAATTTTTTGATTATATATATGAAGATATAGATGATTATTATACAGATTTAGATGATTTTATTGGCTGGGAAGAGGGCATAAGTGAAGATTGGAGGGAAATAGAAGAAATATATAACGAATATGAAGAATATATAAGCGAAGATGGAGATATTCAAGGATGGGATTAATCATGAAATATGAAGTGTATAAACAGGATAATAATAAATTAGATACAGAAAAAGTAACACGATTTCATACCACAAAGAAATTAGTTGCATTTACATTTATGGATGAAAAGAATAAACTCGAAGGTAGGAACATATGGCGTGTTGCTATGTGTCTAACGAAATATGTTTGCTTCGATATAGATATACCCTCAGAAAAAAATATAAAAGAAGTTACCGCGTACTATACAGCCCTTTTTGGATATAATTTTCGCATAATTAGAACGAATGCGGGATATCATCTTATATCTAAGAAAAAATATACTAATAAAGCTGAATGGCTACTTGATGAATGTAGAATTCTAAATCCATTTGTGGAAAGTTGTAACGTACCGGATTACATACAGAGGGTTAAGGAATTTTATAGGGAACAATCTAAGACGAAAATGAAAGAAGGGATTACAAAAGATAAATTCTTGGATGAACTTTCTAATGAATTTAGAAAGAGCGGTTTATTTTTTGGAGTAGGTATATTTGATATTCTTTTTTCTATCAATGTACTTTTTAGGGGATATCATTGTATACGAATAAGCAAAAAAAGCAAAGACGATAATCCTGAAGAAATATTTACATTCCCATAGGTATATATACTATTACGATATATAAGGATATGAGGTATAACTCATGGTAAAGAAAAATAAACAAGATATAGCTAAAATTGAGCAGGATAGAAAAGAGAAATTAGACGCAGACTATGCGTTTTATTTCGAAAACATGGAAGCACGAATCAGCGCGGGCGAAAAACTTGAAATAAAACCCTTTGATACTTGGGTACGAAAAGCCATAAAGACCATGCCCGATACGTCAACCGTTGAAATTCAAGTTTCAGGGGATAGCGGAGAAACAAAACATGCCAGATTCGTACGGATCAAAAATATGAGAATGGCAAAAATCCTTAACGCTATGGATGGAATAATCAACCTGTCCGCTGCACAGTATGAATCCAGCCCAGAGGAACAAGCTAAAGTCGTTAATGCACTCAGGCTTAAAGTAATTGATATTGAAAACAGTTTCAAGGTACAAACAAAGCCCGTATATGATTATTAAAAATGACACTGGGATAAGGTTTTTGATAGGTCTATATCCTTATCCTATTTCTTTTATTTCTTCTCTTTTTATTTCGTTTAATGAAGAGATATTATTTTTCTGCATATCATCATACCACGATATACGCTCGATAGTTTTTGCTAAGCGTCTATAATACTGGGTATTATAAGAATTAGCAATAGCGGTATTAAATAAGATTCGTTTCTTTTCATATACAGCATCTTTTTTAATTCCTTTTAATTGATACTCCCGCTCGCTTAAATATGTTTCAACAGTAAAAAATAAAGGAGTTAATTCTTTTCTTCCGCTTTTTGACATAAGGGATAAAGGATTTGAGAATTTAGAGATAATAATAAATAATGCCATTTCACGTATCACTATATTGATACGTCTATAGTTTTGAGCTATTATATACACATCAATATTATTATGACCAGTTGTTGCGAAAAAATCATGTTGTGAATCGGATAGTTTAGTATGACAGTTTACGATTTTATAGGCTTCATCAAGCACTATAGTACAATCATGTAACCCCCTATCTATATAAGAGTCTTGCCATTTATATGGTGATAATACTTTTTGCTCAATAGCCGGAAGCCTTTTAAGTTTACGATATAAGTTTATGAGTTTTTCTTTAATATTGTATGGTATTTTGTATATAACAGGATAATTAGTATATACCGTTTTACCATCTTTAAGTAGCCGGATAACTTCTGACGTAGTATAATAGCTTTTTCCTTGTGAAGGCGCTGCACTAATTATTTTAGAACTCATAAATTATAAAATAAACAAAAAGGGATTTAACCGCTTAATCCCTTAAAGGTAATTACTCCGCATTTACTTTTTGCCTCTCTTCATCAAGAAGCTTCCGACTAAGTGCACAAAGGTTATGAATATACCGAGTACAACGAAGTAGACAAGGGGCGGCTGCATGAATACGGTCATCATATTCGTAAAGAATCCTGTAAATCCGCTCGACCCATTACCGATAATTTGACTGAAATTGCTTAAATCAGTTGAAATATCGGCACTCGCTGCAACCGCTGACGTAATAACTGTCATTACAGCTAATACGACGTATCTGTTAACATTCTTTTTGTATTCCATTTTTTCACCTCCTCATATCGTAAAAATAAGATTTACCTACCTTTTGTGCTAATAAATCCTCCGATAAGTAGAAACAATTTATAGAAAAACATAATACCAATAACTGTTACTATGCAGGCTAGCATATACAACAAATCAGATTGATAAATATCGGTTGGTGTACCCGCAATTAAAGGTATTACATCTAACATAGTATTCATTTAACCACCTCTTTATATATTATATAACATACAATAAACAATAAGCATACAGTAGATATTGTTTGTAACCAATAAGATAAATCACTACCATATACAAAAGTACATGTACCAACAAATTGATTATTTATTATAGTGCATGCATAATTTATAGTTGAGAAGTTGGTTTTAGTTAAATTAATTACAGGTACGGTAGTGCTAATATTATATCGAAAATTACCATTAGCTGCGGTAGTTCCTGCTTGTGTCCATGTTGAGGGTATTGCGCTTGATGCATACGAAACAGAACCAGGGACACTATTTATATAAGTGCCCGTAGTATCTGAATATACAGCAACGCAATATGTTGTTGTATTTACCATTGATACATTAGAAGCTAAAACTAAATCAGTAAAACCAATATGGGTTAAAGCCGTTAAAGTAGTAGACGATAACAATATAGAAGGCTGACCTCCCGAATGAGAATATAAACCATATTTTACTTTAGCATTTGCTCCGTATTGCGTAATGTTAAACGCAATAGAATCTACAGTCCCTGTATAATTATTCACGAAACAAGGAGAATAACTATTAGTAGCACCGAGATTAACAGGAGAGGTAGGATTTTTATTAACTTCCTGCGTTATAGCAGATGCAGAATTTAACACAAACAACATAGATATAAATAGTATATATACTTTCCTATTCATGGTTGTACTCCATACCAATCATAGCATAAAGACCTATTTATTACTTCTGTAGATGAAAAGTTAAATCTGTTTTCATATAATCCTATATAATAATATGTTACTCCATCTGTTAATACACCATTTGAAGTAGCTATATTATACAAAGATTCATTCAAAATTTTAACATCATGATTAGCTTGATATGTTGCTCCAATACCAACAGCGATTAAAAATAAGCCAATATATAATAATGCATTATTTACCATTATAATATATGGTTTATATTTCTGTATTATTGTATTTAATTGTTCTTTATTCATTTAAGTCCTCATCTGATTTGTAAGAATCTACATCTTTATTACTAAGATATTCTTCGAATCTTTCGTCCTCTGTTGTGGCTTTATCTGACCACTCTGCATCTTTACCCGATATTATTCTTAATACATACCATGCCATTAATCTTAAAAGAAGTATAGCAATTATAACGTCTAATATTGAAAAAGGAGCATCAAAAAAAGGTACATTATCTAATGATAAAAAAACCAGTCCTACACCAGTAGCAAAAAATGTAATTGTTGCTAAAAGATAAGTACCGTCATAAGTGTAAGACATATATAGCTCCTATAGTTTTGGCAGTTTAAACCCCATTATCTCAATACCGGCTAATAGGTTATAAATTCTCATAAATAATACCAAAGAAATACCTGATAATATTAGAGCAAAAACAGTAGCTGAATACTGATTAGCCAGAAAACTATCGTATAATAACCCAGTTAATAATGACGTTATAGTACTACCTAAAGCGTAGGTATCACTTATAAAAGCACCAATGGCATAAAATAAATCTATAACCCATGATATGTATGGATATATTGTGTTATATATAGCGTTACTTATTGGGTCTATTATACAATCTATATTTCCGTCTATAATACACATACTTTTACCTCTTCCATAAAATTAAAGATATTTCTAATGCAAATCCTAATATGATTAATCCCCATAATTTAGCAGGAATCATATTAAATATAGCGGGAAGAAAATAAGAATATACGCTTTTTGATTTTGTGTAGTTATAAGATACAATACTACCCGATATGTTACTTGATATGTTATGTATATCAATAAGTGTATCGTTTCCTAGTTCACTAAATCCACTAAGATTACCAGGATAAGACATATTACCGCTACCATTAAAAGTATTATTTCCTTGTGAAAGATTATCTAAATTACCTTCATTAAATGGAGACGGACTTGGGTAAGGAGTACCTGTAGGTGCTATAGTAGGCTGAGGAGAAGGAATAGGAATAGGAGTACCATTAGGAACTGGAGTGAAATTAGTACTACCATTTAAATATACATAATCTGAATCTAATATAGTACCATATGAATTATAATATAAATCGTTTACTATGTAACCAGTTAGCATAAGCTTTTTATCGGTAAAATTTATATTATAACCATTATCTCCCGCTAAGTTCAGAGCTAAATTAATATTTTGAGGTGTATCTAATGGAACATTCCAATGAGAATATAATACATATTCCCATGGATCATATTCTTCAGTACTATTATCCCATAGTCTAACAGTAGCAAATGCTAAGGGAGTGCCCCACCCCCAAGATACTTGTGTACCTGCATTGTAATAAAATGTAACATCTGTTGTATTCCAAACTGTATAATTAGGATACGAGGTATTAGGATTTAAAACAGCATAAGTATTTGCTAAAGGTTGAGGTATGTATTCTCCTGCATAACCATTATCGAACGATAATGAAGTACCTGTATATGTCCCTATAGTATTATCCACAGTCCAATCTATTTGATATGTGCCGCTATGTGGTGTTCTAATAGAAATGTCAAAATAATACATACCATTACCATAAGTATAATTATCTCCAATCCATGGAGGGGATTCTAAACCAGATGCAGCCTGAGGCATAGTAGGAGAGGGAAAATAGCTTGTATATCTACAAAAAGTTAAAGTCCAATCACATACATTTTGTTGATGTAGGGAAAACCTGGATACAACTCCTGTACTCCATAAAATATCATTTGGAAATACCCACGATCCAGAACCCAATTCTGTAGTTGGTCTTTTCCATACATTAGTAGCGGTATTTCCCCAACCACCTGTAGCTACATTTTGAACACCCCATAAGACTACATTTAAATTAGACGGAACTAAAACTTCTATATAATTAGGATTACTACTTATATTAGAAAAATTAAGTTTAAATCCATATTGAGTTGTTGTATCTGTGTGGTATGTCGTCGGATATTCATTTACGTCATGAAATGAATCATAAAACATAAATGAAATATTATAATAATAATATAAAGACGAATGACCACCAGATACAAAAGCAGACGTAGTATTATCTATAGAATATGTAATAGCTGTTGTAGCTTTAACAGGTTGTAAAAAAAATATAAAAATTATGACAACTAAAAGTAGTTTAAGTTTATTAACAGTCATATCCACACTCAAATGAATTAGAAGGATGTAATAAGATAGTTTTCAAAACTAATACAATTATTAAAAATATTACTAGTTTTAATAATCGTATGTCAGTATAAGGAGAATTATGGCTATATAGTCGGAATAATGATTTAGGTATAGAACGGAGTATATAGCAAGCCATAATTCTTAATACTATATACGCAGTCATAGTATATATATGTTCGCAGTCCTACGAACTAATAACCATCAGAACACTCCTGTACCTTCTAATCACTATCTAAACCTTCTCCTCACTCCGATTCA